CTAGAGAAATCTCCGTCAACAACTACGTCTGAATGAGAAGTCTCTGAAGTCAAATATCCAGCGCTAGCGTGATTTCCCCAACCATACGCAGAATCCCAGTTTGCGCTGTGATCGTATGAAGCCTGCCATGCCGTAAACAGCGGGTCAGTTTCTTCTGATGTTCCGCCTCCATCAACAGTTGTAGCGCATACGAGGTCCGCGTCGTACTGAATTGCTGATTCTGTTGCAAGGTTCCAAGAATCAACATCTTCTTGAGTTATCTCAGCAGCAACAGATGCAGAAAAAACTGGGTCTGATTCTGATATAACTACGCTATCCAATATAGAGAATAGCTGCGTAAATGCTCGCCTAACTTCTTCTGTGCTGTGAGTATTTGGAATTCTGTATGGCATTACGGAATCCTCCGTGAACCGGCTTCAGCTATAACCGCCGTGATATTTTCAACCGCCCAACGGCGATTAGCAGCGCCAGTTAACTTGATCGTGCAGGCTTGCCCCCGGCAGGCTGGATGAACCGTCGAGTTGATTCCGGCAACCCAGGTTCCGGTATCAGAAACAGCAGCGCTTGCAGCGCCCTCGAACGTCAGAGATGGGCTTAGCGCCCAAGTCACGCTTCCGCTGTTCTCTGCAATGTCGGCGTCAATCGAGATTATCTTCCCAACCAGCGAATCCTTATTTAGCGCGATCGGCCCTATTACGGCGTAACTCGATATTGCAGTTCCGCAATCGTTTTCCGCAAGGTTCGTAAAGCGTCTAATAATTCCATCTCTTCCGCCAAGCAATACCCCAGAATCCTCAATAGCTGTAGCTTGAAGAGTACAAGTCGTAGTTGGTTCATGGTCTGCGTCAAGCGTAAGGGGCCAGAAGGTCTTTCTATCCCAATCTAGCCACCAGTGAAGCCGCGAGTTTGCTTGCTCGGAAGTCAAGAAGATATGAACCCCGCGACCCTCAACGTCGTATTCGAGTGATGCCGTCACCATATCAGGGTTGATATTCAGGAATTCACGCGGAAGCATCTCACGCGAAAGCTGGATCGGGTAGGAGTCGCCGCCAGGGGGAAGCGCGTAGATTCCATCCATCGACAGGAAAATCAACTCGCCTGAAGGCCCTAGCGTCCACGCTCGCTGCCCGACGATACCGACCGTGTGACTTACGCTATTTAGACTGCCGCCGTAAGCAGGATCGCCCTGCATTCGCCACAACTCATTCCGGCAGGCAATCAGTAGGTAGTCGTCGCTATGGGGAATTAGTGCGGTTATTGGGCTGCCTGGAACCCCAGCCTCACTTGAAGTTCCAGCAACGGCCCGCTGGCTATCCTCTTGGGTGTAATCCCAATCAGCGTAGTTACCTTGCCTGCTGCAATACCAGACGTGTGGGGCAATCTCGGCCCCAGCCAAAAACAGCCGGTCGAGATACCGACAGACTAGTGGGCAGCCGGTCGGTACTTGGCCTGTAGTCGCAGACCATATCGAGATCGTGTTCGTAAGCGGGGCGTAAACCTTCGGCGCTCGCTCGATTCGATAGGCGCAGTTCCCGGTTCCTGCTGCCGTAGTCAGCGTAAGCGACCCTGCCGCGACCGTCTGAATCTTGTATGTTTGTGCAACTGCGGTTCCAGTCGGGTTCGAGACTACAACCACGTCGGTATCTTTGTCGATACCTAGGGTTGTCCAGTCTGCTACGCCGGTAGCGTCGAATGCAGTACCGACTACGCTTCCATCGGTTCCAGTAGCTCGAACGTCGCCATAGTCGGCAATCATTAACTCTTGCCCGCTTTGGGCCGCGCATAAAACAACGTCGTCGCGGAGATCGATTACCGAGGAAACCGCCGCCATTCGACCGTAGAAAGATTCGTAGTAGAGCGAACCACCCGCCGATGCAACGGCCATTGAACGTAAGGTATTGACTGGTGAAGTCGAATAGTATTGAGCGCGGAACACGTTCGATAGTGCAAGCCCGCCGTCAACAGTGCATTTCAATCCAAAACCGACTCGCTTGCCGGTTTGGGCGTCAACGGCCTGCGTGAGAATCAACGTGCCGTTCCAGTAAACCTTGATCGTATTCCCGTTGACTTCAGCAGACAACCAACCGGGCTGCACCGCAATCGTGCCAGGAGTAAACGTGTAGCTCGTAACAACACCGCTGATAACAGACCGAAGATATCCGGTATAAGCCCCGGTCGTTCCGGTCTGAGTCAACTCGACTAAAACGCCGTCTTGCGCGATATCCGGCGTTGTATCGTCTAGCCTGAGATACAGCCGATAGCTTCCGTGCCAAGCACCAGCCCAAGGCGTAAGGAACATCTCGACAACGTAAACCTCGCCCGTATCAATCGGCAACACGTCGGCAACAGCTTCGCCTTCAGAAGTCGAGTAGTCGATACTCGCCAGCGAGGTCGTTAGAACGCTCGGCATCGCAGACGCCCAAGCTGCCTGCGTCCAAGCCTCAGCCATCGACGAACCGGCGAAGGTATCGGACCATGACGTAAAGCCGTCACCGAGAGCGAGAACCATCGACGTAAGAAGGCGAACGGGCGAACCGCTGCCGAGAGTGTCGATATGAGCGAGAACAAGACCGGGGCGGCTGCCTCCGCGTTCCCGACCTTCAAGGCCGGTCACGGCCCGAACATTTAAGAGATCGGGCGAAGTGTACGGCGGCTGCTGCCGATATGCACCCTTACGATTAAGACCCGCTAAGGGGAACTGGACGGAGATTTGGCGCTTCTTAGCCATGAGTGTTCTCTGCGCTAGAAGATGAAAATTGCTGTCGTCTATTGAGGGCTAGAGACAGCGAGAGAGCCACTTCACACTACGCAACGGTCACGGCGTCGAAGTCGCAGGAAGTTGCGCTTCCTTCGTTGACGTACAGCGCGGTTCCAGCGCCTCCATCTGTATGCTGAAACAGACAGCCGGTTTGATAACCAGCATCCCCATCGGTCGGAACCGTCGTTCCGCTTGCAAGAAGCAGACCGGAATTCAAGGCGGGTTTCTTGATTTTCAGAAGCGAACAAATTCGGTCAATCATGGTGCGGTTCCTTCAGTTAGATGGTAGGTGACACTTGGCCGGTACTTTTACCCGGCAGTTGAAACTCGAAATTATCCAGCAGCAGGCGTCGGGCCTGGAACGTATGTTACTTCCCCTCCATCCTGATATGTGCCAGCGCCAGTGTTTCCAATAGCGTAAATTGCCGCGCGGGCGTTAGGGCCGCGAAGTAACACTGAGTCGCCGATGTTGGTCAGTTGGATTCCCTTGCCAGCTTCAGCCGCCTCGCCGATACCAATGGCAACGGCGACTGCATTCGTGATCTTTTGGATGAACAGGAATTCGCGGTTCGCGTCGGCGGCAACGATGATCGAACTTGAAGCAGTCGCAGCCCATGAGCCTTTGGACATAATTAAACCTTAGACCTTACGTTCGTATCCAGTTAAGACATTCGTAAGGGCATCCATTCCGACCTGATTCCTCTTCGGCTGCCTCTGCAACTGCTGCTGTTGTTTCTGCTTCTTTATCTTGTTTTGGCGCTGCAATTCGTCCCACTCTGCCTGCTTGCGTTTTTGCTGCTCGGCCTGCTTCTGCTGCTGCCTGACTTGTTCGGGTGTGAGGGCCATTAGATCGAAACTCCCTTATAGGTTATCGGGTAAGTCGTTCCGGTAATCCCTCGACGGAAGCTGCTATCCTCGCAATCTTGCGGCTGTCCCATCTGGCCGAACCGCCGGGGGCCGCGCTTTTGGTCGCGAGTAATCGCGTCAACAAGCAGCGCCTTGAATTGCTCGGTATGCGTACCCGGCGAATCCTCTATACGAGACTCAGCAACAGATAGACAAGATTCAATGTAAAGTTCGGCAAGCTGCATTCCACCGAGAGGATACGGGTTGCTAGCCGATAGAGCGCCGCTGTAGGCTTCATACTCATAACTCAGTGTCCGTGCCGTGTCTGGTTCCGGGTAGAACAGAATCTCTTGTCGCTGGCCGTTCGTTCCATCCGACGCCTTATAGCGAGTAGCGGCATACATCGGATCGCCGGAAAGGTCGCTGCTTGCTCGCATCGCAAGTAAACGATTTACAGCTATTATCGCAATCGGCGGCAAGTACGCTGCTGCCGGGTAATTGATCTCGCCAATCAAACGCCCGAAATCATCCGGCAAGTCGTAGTCGCCATCGGAAGCCGCAATCTCCAGGGTCTTAGTCGGGCGAAGCCAAGACCATTCGTATCCAGCAAACCGCTCGGCATCCAACGCAGTCGGATAGTAAACTCGACGAACACCAGACTGAACCAAACGGTTAAGTTCCGATTGCTGTCCGGCTGCATATGACGCATACGCCTTATAGCCGTAGCCAAGGAAGTTGCCTGTCTCTCCAATCAACTCGGGATAGCCAACCGAAAGCGATGATTCAGCCATAGCAACCTCCGAGAGAAAAGCGGGCGGGCCAGGAAGAGAGAACTGGCCCGCCCTAACCGCGCGGCAAATACTACGCTAGAACGCTGCCGAGTACGTGGTAAGCGTACCACTGGCCGTTCGCTTCGCTGCCGCCCCAATAGAGGAAGCATTCCTCGTCGTCGGCGTCGAGGGTAATTGTAGCCAACGCGACGAGCGGGCTGGCGTTACCCATACCCTGCAAACCACTCGTCACCGTAATGACAACATCGCTGGTGGTCATAGTCGCCATGCACTTGAAGCCCTTCTTCAAGCCGGGGATCGTCGAATCCGCCAGCGTGAAGGTCGAGTTCGCGGCGAGGGTAATCGGAGCTTCGAAGATCGTGACTCCACCTACCATGAATGTTTCAGCCCCGCCAGCCGGGGTCAACGTAGGAGTGCTACCGGCAGCGATATAGACTTCGATCAAGCCCGATTGCGGGCCATCTTCGAGTTCGGCGAGGCACAGGCCAGCCGTCGAAGAACGGTCGATGGTTTGCAGCGGCTTCGCGGAACCCTTGCCCTCGAACCCGGCGTACTGAAAGTAACCGGCGTAAGTGCCGCCCGCGATGCAAGTCGTTCGACCGGAGCCAAGCGTGTTGGAAGCCTTCGAGAGAATGTTGCAGGTCGAACCCGGAACGTAAATCTCGATGAGTTGGCCGGTCGCATGAGCGGAGTAGTCTCGCGCAGCGACACCGGCGAAATACTGCGCGTTCGTGATGCTCGGAAGTTCGACGCGATTCGTTCGGCGACCATCGGCGCTTGCCGCCGTGCCGTAATCGTAGTTGTAGCAAACGCCCTGACCTTCTTTCAGCGCCGTAGCGCCCTCGAACCACACCCATTTCGAGCGAACGTCGTTTAGTTTTTGCGGACCATTAACGGAAACGTCCATTGAAGCACACCTTTCGATTGATTGTAAAAACTTAGTTCTTCCTACTTACTCCACCCATCCTTGTCGCAACACAAAATGTAGGGGAGTTTTTACGCTCCCCTACGAATCGCAACTACTACACCGTAGCGAACACGGCCTGACGGCGCAGGTTCGTGCAGACCATTTCGAGTGTCGCATCGAGATCGACGCGGCTGACGAGATGCTTGTTGGGGACCATGTACGGAGCGGTCAGGTTGTTTTCCCAGCCGGGCATGGTTCCAATCGCCATCCACTGCCAGTCGATCATGTAGATCGGATTCTGCGTGTCGTCGTCCAGCTTCGGGGCGTAGGTCATCGGCGTTCCCTTGAACAAGGTGCGCTCGCCCATGCTGTCGAGATCGGTTCCGAGGTTCATGTTCTGCGCTTCCAACGCCTCTTCGAGCAAGCCGAGAACGGCGTCGTTCGTGTAGATGCCGTTCTTCGTCTTGGCGTTCAAGTCGGGTTGCGCGTGCGAAACCGGCGACACGAAGCGGGTCTTACGATGCCCCTTCCGCATCTTGCGAACCAAATCCTCTTTCGTGATCTGGTCGTAGTCGGAGAACCAGTTCGCCCAACGCGGCTGCGCGGACGAAAGGATGTGGGCGCGGCCAATGGCTTCGTAGCCGGTCGGGTCGAGTCCGTAGAATCCGCTCTGGCCGGACGTGCCCTTCTGAATCCAGAAGGAAATTCCGTGCGGAGTCTTATCGTCGGAAGCCGATGGGGAACCCCACAGCATTTCTTCCAACAGTTCGTAGAACGAAACCATCATCGCGACGTATTTCGTCTGGACTAGATCGACAATTGCCTTGCCGCCGAGTTGGAATGCCTTCTCGCGCTTGTCGTAGATGTAGTGCGCGTTGACGTGACGGGGCTGCATGTAGCCCTTAATCATCGTGTCGCCGATAGACGACCCATCGGTTTCGTACATTCCGACAGCGCGCGCCGAATGGTTGTGGTCGATCTGCGCGTCGAAACGCCAGTCGTCGCCGCCCTCGAATTTCTTCAGACGGTTCTTCCAAATCTCGCGCACGGCGACGTGATCGGAGAGGTCGGTCTGCAAGTCGAGAAACGCGCCCTTCTTAACCAAATTCTCTTGGGTCAGAAGAACGGCATCGTCAACATCTTTGTACTGAAGAGTCATTGAAAAGCACTTTCAATTCTACCCCGTTCGATCTCGACGACTATCGCGCGAAATACTTCGCGTCGAGCAATGCCGCCGTTTCATCCAACGGGTTGTTGTTGTTGGTTTGTTTACCGCCGCCTGCACGTTGAATGTGCCGTTGGCTACGCTTCGCAAGGTCGCCTGAAATCTTCTTCAGTTCGATCTTTTGGTACTCGTCCATGAGAACCAGCTTCGCCGCCGTATCAAAAACTTGATCTCGCGGTGGCGCTTGCTGACCGGCTGCTTTGTAACCGGCCAAAAGT